GCTAGATAAAAAAACTTAGGAAACCAGACACCTCACTTTCTGTGTTTTCTTTTTTAATACTAAACCATAATCTGGGTTCAGTTTTTACAAAATTATTAATTTGTTTTACTGTAGATAATGGAAGATTATCAATTATTTCTTTGCATTTTTCATTAATAAATTTATCTAAATGAAAAACTTGGCCACCAATTATTATACTTTTTATGCATGTTTTTGAATAAGATTCATCCGAAAATGAATCTTGTTTTATCAACTCTCCCAGTAGAGGAGTTTCAAGAACAATGGTAACTGAATCTCCTATAGGTATATTTACAGATTGAATATTATTTTTAGTTTCAATATCATTAATGTTTATTTGATTTTTTTCTCCATTTACAATAACATTTATCAATTCATCAACACTTTTAGATCTTATTTGCAAAAACAAATATTCAGCATCCGCAAGACATAATTCATGAATATTTTTTAAATCACAATTATCTTTTACACATTCATACAAGGCTATTAGAGATAATTTTTTATTTTCTTCACTCAATATTAAAGATAACTTTTTGGCATCTTTAACTTTAAATGCGGTAAATAAAACCTTTTTTTTACTAAAGGGAAGAATGGTTTCAAATTTGGGTTGCGACTCTTTAAATAAATTTATAATATCCATAATAATTCCAAAAATTTTATTGCGATCCATATCTAGTTATAGTTCGATAATTTAAAACAGCTTGATATATAAGTGGTGAATCTGCCTTGGCAGTCAACTGTATAGGCATACATTCAACGGGATATACTTCTTCAAAAGTCCATACAGATTGATTATTTGGTGTATTACTTGCATTGCCATTTAAATCCAAATAGGTTAGTATAACATTGGCTGGTTGTACGGTATCAGTGTACCATGGAACAAAAAAATTATTATTATTTTTTTGATACATGGCATCAAACCAGTCATTAAAGTAATTTAAAATAAACAAATCACCCGTAACTAAAAATGTCATTACAATTCCACCAACATATTTTGTAGAATTGGGTACTGCTCTACCATAATTGTATCCCTGCAAACCATCATATATGTAATTTGTTGCACGCGCACCAAATGTAACTTCAGAAGGGTACACTACTACATTAGATGCATTTGCAATGCCTTCTAGACTTGGTCTGCTGATTTGTATTTTATATCTGTTAGATCTTTGAATACCACCACGAGTATTCAAAAAATTCTTTATTGTGTCAATATTATTACTGTTTATGGGCATTTGTTGTATAACTCTTTTTCTGTTAAAATTTTAAATTCTATATTGTGTTTTGTACAATAATTTTTTGCTGCCTTCCACTTTGCAGTATTTACTGCCCATATGTATTTTTCATTTTTGGTAGCATTTTCCTTTAATAAAGTTTGTTTCTTAGGTTTAACTTCGACCATCCAGATTTTTTTATTGTTATTTTCTTTTATTTCTATTAAAAAGTCTGGATAATAGTTTTTAATCTTTTTTTCAATGGGGTGTACATAAGGAATAGCAATTTCTTCAGATGACCATTTTAATATATTTGGATGATCATCACAAAATTTACAAACAGTACGTTCCCATAATGAACGGCAAACTATTTTTTCACAATCACCTATGTATTTTTCTTTATTTTTTGGAAAAAACTGTGTTCTGTACGCCATTTTAAATATTTATGATATTGCTAAATATTGTAGTATGGCATCAACTTATATATATCCAATCCAAAATAGTGCATCTGGAAAAGAAGTTCCTTTACAGCTTAGATTTGATGTTGCAACCTATTCTTTAAAGAATTTTGAAAGAACCAGAGATTCTATTGTAAACAGATCAGATGTTACTATAGTGCTTCCTATGCCAAAAGAACCGGGTTATAGTGTCATCCATCAGTTTGGTGAGGGCCAAAATCCTGTAGGACCTGTAATTTCTATGGCTGGAGCTGCAAATAGTGGTGGATTAGAAAATTTTGGAACTTTATATTCTAGAGTAATGCAACCAGTATCATTTTTTGCTGAAAGACAATACGCAACAGATACATATAGAAGATTTAGTAATATTACAGAATTGACAATGGTGTCAGAAGCAAGAAAAAGTTATTATTTTGAATATTTGTTTGTTCCCAAATCAGAAGATGAATCTACCACTGTTACGGATATTATAGGAACTTTTAGAAAAGGTTCATATCCTGTAGTTGCAACAGGATTGCCTGAAAGAACCTATCCACAAAGATTGTGGAATATTTCTGTAATGTCTAGTGGTGATATTAATCCAAATAGAACAGCAGATTGGTTTGGTGAACCTCTTCCATGTGTATTGAGTGGAATTGTTGTAAAACATGCAGATTACGGAGATCCAGTAATAAGATATCTTAAAGATTATCGTTCTTCTGCGGTAATGCTTGGTTTAAATTTTGTAGAATTTGAAACTGGATCATATGTACCAGAAGCAAATGCAACGTGGTCTAAATCAGAAATTTCTGATTATTATTTTGGATATTCTGAAGACAAATGAAATATTTTGATAAACTTCCTAAACGAACTTATGAAACAACACTAGGATCATTTTCCATTAGTGATTATTTTAGTTATTATAAATTTAATTATGATTTAGTTGATAAACTTCAATTTGAATTGGATAATAAAACAACATTAGTAGAAGCTGCATCTACTGTTTATGAAGATCCAAATTCTTTTTGGTTAATTCTTTTAGCCAACCAAACAATAAATCCATTTTCATTATTTGTTGAAAACTACACAAGTTATGTTAAAAATAATGAAAATAAAGTTAGTTCTATAGTCTCTAATCAATCTTCTGGTTACACTGGTTATTACATGTCTGCTGGAAGTCTATTAATGTTGCAATCGGCAACAGCAGGAAATCCATATGATTTTAGTTATGTTGGAAATTTTGATTTAAATGGAGATGTTTATATTGTAGAAGATCAAAATTCTTATACAAAACGAATATCAATCAAACCCACACCAAATAATACACCAATTTCCATAGAAAATATGTATCGTGTACAATTTATTGATATGGAATCGCCGCCAGAATGGCAAAATTCTACAGAAAATGAACTAGTGGTAAATCGCGTTGAAAATTTATTAGAAGCCACAGAAGCTATTATAGATTCCGCACCAATAGGTTCAGCATCATTTAAAAATATGTTATTGTTTGACCAACCAAATGTTTTTACTCCAAATAATAATCAAACTACTGTACAGAGTAAAGAACAAATAATTCAGACAGCAAATAGAAAGGTGAATATATTTAATCCGGGCGAATTGTCTAAAATTATTAATCGTTTGATCACAATTAAATATACATAATATGACTCGTAACAATAAATCAAATCCATTTGATTCATCACTATTAGCACTTATTTTTAAAAGTTCATATAATTCAAACTATGCATTTAATTTTTTTAATAAAAATACAGAATGCCAATTTCAAAGATTAGAACTGGAAGAAAGTGTATTTGAAATATTTCCTGTTGGTGCTATTGTAATACGTGATACAAAAGATATAACCAATTTTATTCATAATAATAATATTGATTATGTAATAATGGTTACGTATAATACTAAAACTAGAAAAAATGAAGAATTAAAACTTTCTATTATTAGTACAACTTTTGTTAATAATGCTGCTTCTGAAACGGAAGAAAATTTTGTATCTATTAATATTACAAATAATTTTTATAAACTTTCTCAAAAAACTTCGGCTTCTGATTTATTAACTTTTACAGGAACTCTTGAAGATAAAATAGATTCTTTAGAAAAAATTTTTCTTGCTTTTGATGGAAATGTTGCAAATAAATTAAGTTTTATCAATATTAATACAAATACTACTTTTCAAGGAGATATATCTAAACCAAGTAATTATTTTTGTTTAAAAATGCTAAGTCCCGGAAATAACAATTTAACATATACTGCAACAGACAATGCTTTTCAATATTTAAATTATATTTCAAGTATGGCTGTTGGATCTAATGATATGTCTCCAAATGGTACTAGAGAACCAAGATTTTTATTTTGGACAGAATTTGGTGATTTGGCTAATTTTAAATATTTTTATGAAGATAAAACATATGATGCCAATGCCAAAAATAAATATGAATTATGTAATTACAGATATTCTGTATATGATTCAGATATACCTCAACAAAAAAATAGAAAAAATAATAAAACATACAAAAAAATATATAATCTGACGACAGATCCTACCAATCAATGGATTTCTAAAAATTATTTTTATGTAAGAAAAACTCCAAAATTTTTAGATAGCATTCCTGCCGGAATAACAACGCCACAGGAAATAAAAAATTATACAACCAAAGCATTGACATATCATTTTCAAGATGATGGAGAAAAGTATAATATTGAAGTTATATCATCTAATGGATCTATAAATGGAGTTACTTCTGGTGCAGATGAAATGATATACGAAAAGGACTGGGGTTGGGTTTCTGATCATAATACTGTAAATGAACATGCTCCAGCCACACATGGTTCTGGAGAATTTGGATTTGCTAAATCTTATTCAGCAATAAATTATATGGGAAATAGTGGTTATTTTTCTCATTCAGATAATATTGATATGTGGAAAAATATGTTTGATATGACTGAAATCCATCCAGATTATCCCAATCCTATAACTTCATCTTTACCCGTTAAACCAATTTACAATAGAATTCAAACAAATTTAACAGATTTATATAAAGGAAATACTTTTTCTCCTACAAATTTAGAATTGAGAAGAAAAATTGAAAGAGAAAACTTTGTATTGTATTCTCTTTGTTGTATGGGAGATGGTGGAGAAGAGTCTTTCTTTGCTAATTTAATAAGATATGAGCCAGATCCATATACACTTCCTCCTACTCCATCAAATTTAATTATAGGTGCAGAAAAAAAATGGCGATATAAATGGGAAGGATTAAAGTTTAACAATACTGCCGGAAGTTCTTATTGGATTGCTATGGAATTCTGGGCTAACGATGAATTAAATAAAGCTTCTGGTGCTACTGCAAATGATACATGGGCCATCAATTTAAATGAACGTAAAGCAGGATATAATTCTCCAGAATATTATCCTCCAGGTTGGGTTGCAACCGATCCTGCATCTGGATTTAAATATAGACCTATTGGTTGTAATACAAGTGCTCCTGTATCTAATGGAGCAACAATCACTCATATTGTTAAAATGTATAAAACTACTGCAGAACGTTTAGCAATGAATGGTGGTATTGATGTACCACCTGAATTAAAAGGTAAAGCTTTATATTATTTTAGTGCAGAAAATGTCGTAGATGGGAGCTGCTAATGCCAAATCGTGGAAAAATTGTAACTTTAGGTGCAAATGTTTTAAATGTTCCAATTGGAAATTTTGGAGCAAGAGATGAATATGTTTGTGCTAATGCTCAAATAACTCAAGGGCTGACCGCAACACCTTCTTCTCTTGAAGAATGTTTTTCTAAATTTCCAGGTATTTGTGCAATTGCTGCTGCTATAGGTGTAACTGGCTCAGCATCACTATGGTCATTTCCGGGTTTTTGTTATGGTGCCGGTGGATTAAAATATCCAACAGATATATATCTTGGAACGGCATCAAATGAATGTCAAGGAATTAAAAAACCTAGTACAGGTCTTGGTACAGATTTTTTTGGTTGTTTGTGGGGAGTTCCCGAAGCTCCATATAATTGTAGTTGTCCAGATTTGGGTCCAAAATTTGAAGCATATCTAAAACATAGACTAAATGTAGCCACATTTTGGTATACACCAAAAGAAACTCCAGTAAAGCGTAAAGAGTTTTTAGATGCATTAAAATATGGAAAAAAAATAACTATTACTATTGCTGGAGATTTTTCAATAAAATGTGGAAATTTTGTAGAATTAATGGCAAATAACATGAGTGGGTATCCATATTATGCTGGAGACTCAATTATAAATGGAACTTATTGGGTTTTAGGTGTAAAAAATGTATTTACAAACTCTGGTACACATGAAACTATTCTTACAGTATGCGATATTATAGAAGCAACGTCGGCAGTAACAAATCCTTTAGGACCGGTATCACCAATTAATGCTCCTTCTTGGACACCCAATTTAAATATTCCAAATGACCCTAATGAATGGAGTGATGTTTTTAAACCTAAAGATGATAGGTTATGGTCATAATATATAAATAAATTAGAATGAAAACAAAAGATTTTTCAATATTATTAGAAAAAGTAACAACAGCAAATGCTAAAAAAGATATAGCATTTGTTGAAGGTACTAATTCCATAGTTCAACAAATTGAAAATGTATTAAAAACAAATAAAGGTGAAAATGTTTCAAATATTAGTTTTGGAGCAAATATAAGAGATTATGCCTATGATGTTGCTGTAAATAGGCAGTTAGTTACAAGTACATTGAGATCAGCAATTAAATCTTCAATAAGAAAAATTTTTGATGTATCAGTAAGTATTAATTACTATTCTGAAACAGTAATAATATTTAATATTCAATTTTCAACAGAATTATCATTGAATAGACAAAATAAATCATCCTGTCAAATAGAAATACCATTATCATGACCTATAATTTAAAAACTTTAAATGTTGCATCTTTAGACTTTGAAAATATTAAAGATTCGTTGATTTCTTTTTTAGAAGTTCAACCTGGTTTAACTGATATTGATTTTAGAAATGATGCAAGTACAGCTAATTTATTAATTAATATTTTGTCAACAGCTACTGCTTATAATGGAATATATTCCCAATTTGGATTTACAGAATCATTTTTATCAACGGCAACTTTATTAGAATCGGCAATATCAATTGCGTCTAATCATTCAATTGTAGTTCCTCTTATAAAATCCGCATCCGTAAAAGTTTCTTCACGAGCATATCTTGCTGAATATCAATCTTATTCTGCTACTGCTACAGATGGTAGTAATATTAATTTTTTTACTATAGATGGAAATGGATCAAACCTAGTTGGAACTACATCTGCACAAGAATTATATCTATATTCTGGATCAAGTGTTCAATCATTTACTAATTATGACTTTATAAGTCAATCAATATTATTGCCTTATAGTATCGATCCCGATACAATATCTTTTTATGTTTTACCAGATTCGGCAAACAAAGGTTCAAAAATAAAATGGACACGTGTTAGTAAAGGTAATATGACTACTAATACTAATAACAATTATTTTACTGTAATAAATTCATCTAACGGCTATTTGGTTACAAATAATTTTAAAAATTCTTCAACAATTCCTACTTCCAAAGCTGTTTTAGTTCGTGCAATTATTGCAAATGGTACTGCTGGAAATAATGCATTACTTTTAGATCCAAATAGTAATTTTGATCTTATAGGAACCGCAGGAGGTGGTTATAATAAAATTTCTATCGACACAGCCAGAGCAAAATTACTATTTGAATTAAATTATGATAGATGTGTTACCTTAAAAGATTTTACTAATGCTATAGTTGGATCAGGAATTGATGGAACTTCAAATCCTGATATGGTTTCAGTAAGAAATGGTGATATTCCGGGATCAGTTAATGTTTACGTAACAGATATTTCAACTGGTAGCCAAGCAGCTCTAATGGAATATCTAGAAAGTAAAACAGTAGCGGGAATAAAGGTAGAGTACGGATTATGATTCCTTTATTTTTTAATAGATTACCAGTAAGTATTGATCAAAAAGTAGAGTTATTCAGAAAAAAAGCTTTACAACAATATGGATCTGAATTTTATAATGTTGGAAATAATAAATTTATTGGAGATAAACTAACAATAGAATCACTGTTTCCTGAATGGATTATTCAGGAATATGAAAATAATACTTCAAATGTAACAATTATTCCTATTGTAAAACAATATCTTCGATGGCTTTTTAGTATAAAATATGGATATGGTGCATATATTTCATGGGAAACTTTAAGAAGTCCAATGTTTATGCAAACTGAATTATTGCAAGGTTTAGCTGAATTGTATTTTCCCGGAGAAGATTTTTCATCTGAAGAACTTTCTGGTATTCTTTCAAATATTCCCAGATTTTCAATACAAGTTGATTATCAATATTTTGGAAAAAAGGGAACTCCAAAAGGAATTCATTATTTATTGACAACTCTAATGGATTATGATTATCAAACCACACAAGTTGTAAGTTTTAGCAATTCGGTTATAAAAATTGTTGCAAATGTTTCAGAAAATCATAAAGGTTTTTTGAAAAGAAGTGTCATACCTGCAGGAATGGTAGTTATATATGAGGCTCCATAATGTTATCAAAAATTATTTTATTTGCGCTATCTATTGCATCACGTGGATTAAAAAATCATAAAACTGATTTACCAACTAAACAACTTAGGTATATATCTTGTTATGGCAATGGTATTATACCTCCTTGTAAATTTTTAAATAAAAGTAAAAACTCAGAACATTATTATTGTGGAAAATGTGGCTGTGGAGATCATAAACATACTTGGTTGGTACGGGAAGCTGGCGAGTATTCTAAATTAGATTATCCAGTAATAAGTTGCCCATTAAAAATGCCAGGATTCAGTAATTATGATCCAAATTTTTATGATAAAGAAGATGGACAACGAAAACGTAATATTGAAAATTTAAATCCTTCAACTGTTGAACTAGTACAAATAACAGTAAATCACAGTGAAGAAAATGAACGGCTATTTGAAAAACTTAATAACATTATGAAAAATTCATAAATATTTTCATGGCCATCACAACCCGTCAAAACTTTATAGACTATTGCTTTAGATCTCTTGGTGCACCTGTGGTGCAAGTAAATATTGATTCTAAACAAGCTGAAGATCGGCTTGATGAGGCACTAGAGTATATGTATGAAAGGCATTTTGATTTTAATCAACGTGCTTTATTTGCATACCCCATAACCGCTGCCGATGTTTCTAAACGTTATTTTGATACTACGCAATTTGGTCCAGCGCTTGGAGCACAAATTAAAACAGATGAAGATGGCAATACTGGATATTGGCCCTTAGCAACCGATATAAGAACAATTACAAAAGTTTATGCTCCTAGTAATGTTGTAGGAGATTATATGTTTGATTTAAGATATCAAATGACTTTGTTTGATTTCTTTGGATTATATTTTAATCAATCAGGTGCTCCTGCTGGTCCAATGGCAGCTTTTATGGAAGGTATGAGTTATATTAAATTAGTAAATGATGTGTTTAATTATCCAATGTCTTTTTCTTATACAAGAACAACTGATAGATTATTTTTAGATACGGATCATAGTAAACTTTCGGCTGGTTCTTTCTTAATGGTTGAAGCTTATGTTCAAATTGATACCAGTCAATACAACAAAGTTTGGAATGATAGAGTTTTTAAAAGATACTATACAGCACTGTTAAAAAAACAATGGGCTCAAAATCTTTTAAAGTTTACAGGTGTGCCGTTACCTGGTGGTGCACAATTAAATGCCCCAGCACTAATGACTGAAGCCGTAAATGAATTAAATGCGATAGAGCAACAACTAGTAAAAACACAAGAATTGCCACCAGATCCACTTATAGGTTAAAATGACCACAAATCCCTATATAATAAACTATAGTAATAAAGGAGAGCAAGATCTTGCGGAAGGTATTACTATTGAAATAATACAGGCAATGGGGCAAGACTGTCTTTATATTCCCAGAGAATACTTGTCAATTGATAAAATTTTTGGTGAAGATCCTGGATCATCTTTTACAAAATCTTATACATTAGAAATGTATTTGATGAATTATAAAGGATTTGATGGTACTGATATCATTACACAATTTGGTATTGAGATAAAAGATAAAGTTACTTTATTGTTTGCAAGAAAAAGATTTTTTCAAGAAGTAACTAATAGACAAAATTCAATTACCAGACCCAGAGAAGGAGATTTAATTTATTTTCCTCTTTCAAAGTCTTTATTTGAAATAAACTTTGTAGAACATGAAAATCCTTTATATCCATTTGGCAAACTTTATTCTTATATGATAACAGCAGAATTGTTTACTTATAGCTATGAAAAAGTTAAAACAAATAATACTACAATTGATTCTATAGTTTCACAAACTCGTGGTTTCTCTGGATCTCAAATTATACCACTAAACATAAATATAGGAACCACAGCAGGAATAAACGATATTCTGGAATCACAATCCAACGGATATACGTTTGATCCTCATAATCCATTTTTAGTCGAAGAAAGTCCTTAAGGTAAAATATGTTTGGATATTTTTATAATCAAAGTCTTAGAAAACTTGTAATTGGTTTTGGTACATTGTTTAATAATATATCCGTAGACCATTCCAATCCAGATGGTGGTAACGATTTAAATATTCGTGTTCCCATTACATATGCTTCACAAGAAAAATTTATAAGAAGATTTTTAGAACCCTCATCCATAAATGATGGTCTGAGAATTGAAAATCAACTTCCGCGTATGAGTTATATAATGACTAATATACAGCCGGATCCAAGTAGAAGACGAAATGTAAATAGTCCTTCTTTTACTCGGACCACAGCCAATTGTAGTGATAAACCAATGATAATATCAGAAGAAGTTCCTGTAAATATTGGATTTTCACTGTTTATCTATACTAGGCATATTGATGATACTTTGCAAATTGTGGAACAAATTATGCCTTATTTTAATCCACAACATATTATAACTATGGATTTAAATGAGGCAAAGCCCGGTATAAACATACCAATTACGATGACCTCAAATAGTATTAGTGAAAGATATGATGGAGATCTTTCCACACGACGTATTAATATCTCATCATTTAATTTTATAGCAAAAAGTTATGTATATGGAAAAGTTCAAGGAAATAATACTATTCTTGAGTCTATAACCGTGAGTGGTCTTACAGCAGGAATTGCTTTTGGACTTGAAGGATGAATAAACAATTAGCACAATTTTTTAATGTTCCAGTGCAATCTGATTCTAAGTCAAAAGAAATTACTGGTGGAACCTTTGATACCAACAATTTTCAAAAAGATTATTCACTTGTACAATCAAATTTAAAAGATTTAATTGGTAGTGGAAATGTTGCTCTAGAAGCTGCTTTAAAAGTTGCTACAGAATCAGATTCTCCCCGAGCATTTGAAGTGGTTGCCATTCTTTTAAAAACAATGGCTGATCTTAATAATAATGTATTAGATGTTCATAAAAAAGCTAAAGAAACAACAAATAGTAAAACAGAGATAAAACAAACAAACAATTCTGTCTTTGTTGGATCTACAAAAGATTTGCAGAATCTCTTAAATAAAGATAGAAGTACGGAAAAAAATGTGATTGATGTAGAGGCAATAAAGAATGAGTCTAAACAAGAATAATCAGGGATATAGAAATAATTCAAAACTCAAACCACCGGGGATTGAGCTTCAGTATACAAAAGAACAACTAGACGAATATATTAAATGTGCAAATGATCCCGTCTATTTTTGTAACAAATACATTAAAGTAAAGACTCTTGATAAAGGCATAATGCCTTTTGAACTATATGATTATCAACAAAAATTTGTTGATTCTATTCATAAAAATAGATTTGTCATTTCAAAATGGCCCCGCCAGTCCGGTAAGTCTACCTCTGTAATTGGCTATATCTGTCATTATATTACATTTAACCAAAGTGTAAGCGTAGCTATTTTGGCCAATAGATTAAAGACAGCCAAAGATGAGTTGTATTCAAAATTACAGTTAGCCTATGAAAATTTACCACAATTCTTACAACAAGGCGTAGTAGAATGGAATAAAACATCTTTAAAACTAGAAAATGGTTCCAGAGTCATATGCGATGCAACCTCATCTTCGGCAATTCGTGGTGGTTCATTTAACTTTCTTCTACTAGACGAATACGCCTTCTTGCCATCCCACGTAGCAGAAGAATTCTATTCATCAACATATCCAACCATTTCGGCGGGTACTACAACCAAACTTGTAATTGTTTCAACGCCAAATGGAATGAACCATTTCCATAAATTGTGGGTGGATGCTAATCGTTCCGAAGGACATAAATTAAAAAATAAGTTCATTCCCATTGAAGTAAGTTGGAGAGACGTACCTATTACCGCTGGCGGAAGAAAACGTGATGATGTGTGGGCAGCAGAACAGATAGCCAATACAAGCCCCGAACAGTTTGAACAGGAATATGGCTGTAGTTTCTTGGGATCGTCCAACACATTGATCTCTACCTCAAAACTAAACGTACTGGCACCTGAAGAGCATTTGGAAGAGGATTCTGAAGGACTTAGAATATTTGAACACCCCAAGAAAGATGAAATATATTTTCTACAGGCCGATGTATCACGAGGACAGGGTTCGGATTATTCAGCCTTTACGGTGATAAATGGAACTTCTGCGCCATATAAAGTAGTCGCATCATATAGAAATAATGCAGTTAGTCCTTTCAATTTTCCAAATGTATTAAAAAAAATTGGTGAAAGATATAACAACGCCTACGTTTTAGTAGAAACCAATGATATAGGTGGTCAGGTCTCTTCTATTCTTTATAATGATTTGGAATATGAAAATGTTCTTATGACCAAAATTATGGGTCGTAAGGGTCAGATGTTATCACAAGGATTTGCAGGTGGAAGAAGTGAAATGGGTCTGAGAACTACGGCCCAGACCAAAAAACTAGGTTGCGCAATATTTAAACGATTAGTAGAAGAAGATAAAATTTTAATAAATGATGAAAGAATATTGGCAGAACTAATAACATTTGTGTCTAAATCAAACACCTTCAAGGCTGAAGAAGGTCATAATGATGATCTTGTGATGACTCTAGTGTTCTTTGCTTGGCTTACACGACAGGAATATTTTGCAGATTTGATTGAAAGTGCAAAATTTAATTATGAAGAAGCCAAAAAGCCTGAAGACGACAACACCTTATTCATACTAAATCAAGATTTTATGGACGATGATGAATTTTCTGACGGAAATGTAGTTTGGAAGAAGGTATAAAAAATTACTAAATATTAGTGATAAAAAAGGACAACTATGCCAACTCTTAGTTCTTTTACTAGCACTAATCAATTCCGTACAGAAACCGCATCAGCCGCATTTAAGATGGATTGTGGTTATTTGATAGGTTTAACATATCAGGCACCATCATTTGTTAGCGGAATTCCGTCAAACAACCCAGGAAATTTATTTGGATGGTTGGTTTATGCACGAGCTGTAAAATCATCTCCGGCTTTAGGCACAACTGCAGCTACATATGTTTACTATACATCCCCTTCAGATTTAGTAAATGATTTAAATAAATTAAATGGAAATGGCAATAGTATTTCAGGAGCTACTGGTGCACTAATAAATGCATCTGGCACTACAAATCCATATGGATTGTTTATATATGATGGAACTAATAATATTGGTATTACTGGGGCTGGTAGAGAATTTTTATATGCTTTAGATTATCTTTCTTATGGTGGTAATTTAATTATTGCAGGAAGTACTAAAGGATTTTATGATTGGAAAACTGCATATAATACAGATATAGATCTAATAATGGGTGCATCTGGATTAGGTTACTCCGGTGCTCAGAGATGGCTTGAAAAAGAATCTCCATATACTATAGGAGTATTTCCAAGTCTTAGTGATGGAACTGGTATTACTTTGGATAATTATGTTTTTGGCTCAACCGTATTTGTTTCAGGAGCAACTGTAGCAGATCGTGTATTTTCTATATATGGTCAAAAAACAATAACATCCCTTCCTGTTCCTTCCCTTTATAGTTCTGGGGTCATAACTTATACTAATAATCTTAGTGCAGATGTTGCAGGAATGTTTACAAGATCAAATGCAAAAAATGAATTATACTTAACTATTGCAGGATCTTCTAGAGGATATATTTTAAATGGAAATCTATCAAATACTGTAAACTGGGCAGATACAGATCTTAAAAATATTCTTAAAAATAATCGTGTAAATTATTTCTTAAACTATACAACTAAATTTTTGGGATCTGATTTGGTAGGAGCAACGTTATCTACTTCAATACCTATAGTTGATGAAAGAATCGGCCCCGCACAAATGAAAAGTAAGATGAAACGTGATATTACAAATATTGGATTAAAATATTTGTATGAGCTTAATAATTCAACTACAAGAACATTAGTTACAGGTGAAGTTAATAATTATTTACTTCAATATGCAACTTATTTAGATACAACTCAAAACCAAGTTATATGTGATTCTTCAAATAATACAGATAATTCTGCAACATTGACTATTTTTGTAAATGTAACACCATTAGTTGGTGCATCTTCATTTACACTACTTATTGCTCTAAATCAATAATATGCCATTATATAATTCACTAAATCAATTTAAAGCCGGATTTAAAGGTGGAACAAGAGCAAATCGTTTCCAAGTTATTCCAAATTTTCCATCTAGTTTGGGAATTGGTGTTAGCAATGTAAATATTTCAAAATTTACTATTGTGTCTGGTTCTCTGCCAAAAGCAGATGTTGGTGTAATTGGAGTTCCATTTAGAGGAAGAATGGCCTATTTTGCAGGAGATCGTCAATACTCCGTATGGCCTATTAGAATATACGATGACAATGGAAACACTTTGTGGAGAACATTTCAACGGTGGAAAGAAAAATTAGACGGACATTTAACCCATCAAGTTGCAAATGATGATTATGCGTATTCTACTTTGCAGACTAATTTTTATATTGAACAACAAGGACCCAATGGTGATGTTTTAAGAAAAATACAATTAAATAGATGTTGGCCGAGTGAAGTTGGTGGAATCAATTTTGATCTTGGATCATCTGAGTTTGTTACATTTGATGTAACTTTAACTTTTGATAACATGCAAATCATAACTGGAATATAACTATGCCATCATCATTAAATTTATTTAAAGATAATTTTCAAGGTGGAACACGCCAAAATAGATTTTTAGTAACTGGAAGTTTTCCTTCAGGTAATGCAGGTGCATCAAATTCTGGAAATTCCAATATTACAGCTAAAGCAATTCCATTTCATATAAGATCAACTCTTATACCAACATTGCAGACAAGCACAATTTCATATGATTATTTTGGAAGAAAATTGTATTATCCTGGAGAAAAATTATATTCAACATGGTCTGTATCAATTGTTGATGATACCGGTGATGGAGATCTGTGGAAAAAATTTCATCAATGGCACAATTATATAAACAACCATGTCGATAATAGTACACAATATTCTATAACTCCAAATTATAAAACAAATTGGTATGTTGAACACCTTGGATTAAATGAAAATACAATAAAACGATTTTATATTAATGGAATATGGCCACGTACAATAAATGAAATGTCCTTTAGTATGGCTCGTCCAAATGTGTTAAATACTTTTAACGTAGTATTTGTTTATGATACCATTTCGATAAATGGTATATCGCAGTCTGATGGAACATAAAAAAGGAATTATTGATGGAAATTGATATTTTTGGATTCCAATTTGGTAAAACAAAAAATGAACCTGAACAAAAAGGTGATATTGTAGCAAAAAATATTGCTGCACCTGAAATTTTTGATGGTACCGTTACAATTGAAGCAGGTGGATTTTTTGGAACTGCTTTGGATTATGCTGCAAACCTTCGTGATGAAGGTGCATCAATTATTCAATATAGAAATATGTCTATCTATCCTGAAGTAGATAATGCAATTGATGAAATTGTAAATGCAGCAATTGTGCAGGGAACAGATAGAAAAGCAGTAAAATTGGATTTAAAAGATATTCCAATTTCTGATCCAATAAAAACAAAAATTTATAAAGAGTTTGATAGAATTATTCATCTTATGGATTTTAATAGCAAGTCTTATGAAATTTTTAGAAGATGGTATATTGATTCACGGATTTTTTATAATATCGTAATTGATAAAGATCAACCAATTAGCGGCATTCAAGAAATTATTCCTCTTGATCCATTAAAAGTTAAAAAGATTCGTAAAGTTGAAAAACAACAAGAACGGGTTGGAAATACTCAAGTTGGTGTAATTAAAAAGATTGAAGAATATTATCTTTACACTAATACTGATAAAGA